CCATTGTGCATATAAGTTTTGTTTTCATCAGAGCGTACTACTACATCACCTTCTTGTGCTGTAAGTGCAAGATGTGCTGTTTGATTAGCTGCTGTTTGTACTGTAGTAAGCGCTACTGGAGAAGCAGATATAGTAGCACCAGATTTAGTAATACCTGTGCCTGCTATAATAGCATTAGCTATTGTAATCTTTTTAGAAGTACCGCCATCATTAATAAGTAGTTCTTCTGCTCCATCTGGGGTAGTTAATGCTGCGAGTTCTGATACCTTAGTTGTTGCCATATTTACTCCGTAATAATGTAGTAAGGTGTTGCTGCTTGTGAAGATTCAATAACAATATAACTTCCACCTTGTTCAATTTCTATTTCTGATACTGTTGACGCATTTGGGTCAAATTCTCTTTCCCATTGCCTTCTATTAAGATACATCCCAATAGTTTTTTTCTTTCTCCAATTTCTTTGTGTAGCCATTAGAGTCTAAACCTAAGTTTTCTTCTACCAATCTTCTGTCTTGATGCCAAATCTTTTAACTCGTCTTTAATTTGTTCTATTAATGGAGAATATTTAATAATAACTTTGTCATTTTTTGCTTTATTGATTTGACTAGATGGCGTACCCATATACGAGCCACCTTTAATTCCAGAATGAGATTCGCTCGGAGTTTTTGTAGTTGTGTGTTTATATTCATATGTACCTGCTTCTTTCTTTCCTTGTTCGTTATTTGATTTTAAAGTACTACTACCGTATTTAGGTGCTTTACTTTCTGATTGTACACTTTCTAACTCTTCATCTTCATCCATAAGACCATCAAGCATATTCATAAGTGAATCAATTTCAGTTTCTTCTTGTGGCTCATCAGCAAATTTTAAAGCGTTCATTAACATAAACTCTTCTTTTGATGGGCAATCTTCATCTTCTTCATCATGTATTTGGTCATAGCTTTCATCTAACATCCTTGCCCAGATTTCTCTAATCTTAGCTTTAAACCTTTCTAGTTCTAATGTATTAGATGTATCGTTAAATATGTCCATTAAATTTATCCTTGCTTAGTCTTTTCTTTTCTCTTTGAGTCCACCTAGTGCTTTCATACCCAAAACTAGGTCGCAAAGAGTTAATTGAATATATTCTTTCTGCGTGTTGACCACATTTAGAACACTTAATTCCTTTTTGCATATCTGTGTACGATATGTTTTCTTCTGTTACATGGTTTTCTTTACATTTAAAATCGTAAAAAGGCATAACAACTCCTAATTAATTCAGAATAACCCCCTCGTTAAAGGGGGCTACAACTTAATTAACTATTAAGTTCCTGGTACAACAAACGCAACACCAGCATCGTTACGAAGTTCTGCAACTCCATAAATAGTATCTGAAGTGAACAAGTCACCAAGATATTCCTGCTTGTACTGTGTTTGTGAGCGTACACCAACTTGCTCGGCTAGAACTAGAGCATCTTTGTGCATCAAAGTACCCACTCTATCAGCGCCAGAGTTACCTGAAGCTGTAGGGCAGTTACTAGAAATAAACACATCAACACCGTAGATTTGACCAATCTTGCCTGTACGGATAGCATCACCAGAACCAATGAACTGCTGCTCTGTGAATCTGTTGATTCCTAGCATGTCATTAGCACAGATAGGTGGTACAACCATTACACGACTGTCCATTGGTACATCTGCATCATCAAGTGTAAGAATCATTCTACGAATACCAGCATCTGTGATGTCGGCAGCGTTAGATGAGTTACCTGTGTAAAGAGTAGTACCATCACTACCTTTAACAGCTTTCTCGTAAGAAGCTGCATCTGCTCCACCTACTGTTCCACCTTGAAAACCTTCAGATAAAGCAAACAAGTCAGTATCGACTTGCTTCGCGAGCGCGTAGCCAGCATCGTCCGTGTAGAACTTTCGCATACTTGCTAAACTTTGCACCTCTGCAATATCTTCAATTAGCTTTGAATACTCATAATGCTTATTGATAGATACTGTTACAGCAGTATTAGTTGCTGCTGATAATGTTACTTGTGTGTTTGCTGCTTTTGCACTTGCACTACCTCTAGCGGGTACTGGTATATATATAGTATCCCCCTTCTTTCCTTTATGAGATAGTTTAGTTACTAAATTAGCAACCACTAAATTTGACTTATACGCACCAATAACTTCATCGCTCCATAGTTCGGGGATGAAGTTGTTGGCGATAGTAGTCGTTACTTGGTTTGAACCTAAAGCCATTTTACTTCTCCATTAAATGATTATTTAACCCTTCCTTCTGCATACGCTTCTTGAATTTCATCAGCAAGTGACGCATAACGGTTGGGGTCTGTTATCTGTAGGTTAATTAAATCAGACCTACGATACATTTTCTTGCCACCGACAGATTGTGTGGAACGAGTTTCAGATACAGTTTGTCGTAATGCTTTATCAACTTTAGCCTTTTCTTTCTTTTTAACTTCTTGTGTTTTTTGTACCATATTTATTTTATCGTACATATCAAAAAGTTCAATAGCAAAGTCTGGTCTAAATTGTGTATCAGCTTTACGGAAAATATCTTTCCTTATTTCACTAGCACCTACCCATTCTTGAAAATTCTTGTCTGCGACTCGAGTTTCCCAGTCTGGATATGCTTTTTCAAGTACACCAAGTTTAGCTTGTTGTTCTTGTTGTGCCATTTGTTTTCTAGCTTTGAGTACATCTGGATGTTTTTCTATAGCTGCATTAACTGCTTTCGCAGGGTCAGTATAAAAAGCATCTTCAAAACTAACATCCTCTTCTTGTGGCTCTTCTATAGTAGTTTGTGCTTTGTTTTGTGCTTCAAGTAAACTTTGGATTAACTTTCGTTGTTCACCAACTTCCGTTCCTTGTTTACCAAACGCCTGTTCAGCGTTCTGATGCATTTCAATTACCTCTTCGAGAGTTTTTCCTGCATACTTTGCTGGTATTTCAACTTCTGGGGTTTCTTCAACTACATTACCTTCTGGTTCTGCTACTGCTTCTGCCTCAATTACTTGTTCTACCTGCGTTTCTTGTACAGGTTCTCCTGTTTCTGGTGTGCCATTTACTACTATACTCATTTTTTCTCCGCCCTCGTGGGGTTATGAAGTTTAACTATGTTGGATTTCCATCTTGGAGTTCTTCCAACGCTATTGTAGTTGCTGTTTCTAAACTTAATATAAAGTTTATAACTCGCAACTGACCCTTGACTGCCCAAAGGTCTTGCTCAGAATTAATATTATCTACATTAGTAATATTAGATTCTAAATTTGATATATCTTCTTTTAAATCTAACCAGCCTTCATGTTCCATCATAGACATTCTGTCTATAAAAAACTGCTCATCTGTTTTAGGCATAGTTTATTGTATTCGTGTACTTATATCTGATTTTTTACCTGCTTGTTTTGCTCTAGCAAGGTTCAAAATTGTTTCAGATTTTAAATGTTCTACTTCTGGTAGATTTCTAGCTGTTTCAGAAATTGTATTTGCCATATCTACCTTGTCTTTTTCTATTCCCATAGCTTCTCTTTGCAATCTAATAGCTTTAGCTTGTGCATCTATTTCAGTTGGTACTAATGCTGCTGCTTCTGCTTGATGTTTAAGTGCTTTGGCGTTTTCTTCTGCTGCTTCTGCTGTTGTCTTTTGTATCGTAGCTTGTGCTTGTTGCATTTGTAACTGAGTAGCCATATCTTGCATCTGTTGCATCTGTGGGTCTGTTTGTAGCCCTTGCTGCAGTCCAAATACAATCTGGTCACGGTTATGTATACTAGAATTTTGGAACATAGCGAGCAATATCACATTAAATGCAGGTGAATCAGCAGGTATAGACTGTAACATTTGCACCATCTGTTGCATTTCTAACTCTTTAGCCATAATACCCATAGTAGAATAAGGTATAAACTTATAATCAGTTACAGGGTATCTATCAACATCAAACTGTATCTTACGATACATAGCTTTGTTAATCATTGGTATAAGGAATGTGTTCTGAAAGTTCATCAAGGTGCGTTTCTGACGCTTGATAGACGCTGACTGCATCATTGACATACCACTTGCAGTTTCTTGCTGTGGCATAG